GGTCTGGATGTTGCAGTCGGGTAAAAGAGCATCCGCATTAACCGTTGTAGCAATATTATCAATAGAAGACATTGCGAAAACATATAGACAATTTTTGTCAATATTGCTAGCATTGGTAGAAAGAGCATCATATTTACACTTAATGTTACAAGGGATATAACGTTCGTCCCAAATTTGTAATGGTCCAATAGTTGTTCCAGTATCAATAGTGTATCCTCCAGAACCATCCACTTTGTAAGCATAACAGGTTCCTCCGATGGCATATACTTTATCCATTAAAATATCGAAGTCAGTTGACTTTGCCATTTCTGTAGGTGACAGAATTGGATTAACTCCAGTGTTGTACTGGAGTACGTGATTAATGATAACATTGCTAGACGTTCTATCGACGTAGTTGTTAGCTTTGTAGTTAACAACCATCACCCTGATCAATTGTGGAACATTTGCGATAGCATATTGGAACTGGTTCCCAGTGTCACGTTTACCCTCAAGTTGAATCCGGATGAGTATTGATTTAATGAGAATTCGATTTCCGATACGTTGTGATACACCAGCGCCGACAGGAATAACATTGAAACACTTAGAAGAAGGCGCAGCCCTCGTTGAAATGTAAGGCTTGAAACCATTGATATCATCATAAAACTTTAATTCAGGTTTAAAAGAAGTCAAGCTGTATCCTCCTCGTCGGTATCCTCTTCCAGAGCTTCTTCGATATGATCGATAGCGCTTACTACGTCGATAAGTACGCTTAGAACGTTTTCGAGTACTAGTTGGCATTTTTCGTCTTTTATACTTGGTATCCACTCCTTGATTAACTTCAGGAGACTCGTTAACTGTTGTGTTGACAACGGCTCGTGATTGAAAAGCGGGTTGTAAGGGAGTTGCTTCGACTTCTCTGTCTGAGTCGCTGCTACTGTCGTAGTTCCTTTTTGGCTTTTTGCGTACGGCGTCGAAAAGCTCTTTTGTCTTTTTAGCGGCCTTAACTCCTTCGAGGTAAGGTCTAATGTAGTTTCGGTATCCAGATGTGAGTAGGGTTGCTCCTGCACCTACTCCAACTAATGCTCGACTCATTTTTATACCAAATGGCTGTCCATTTATAGAAAGGTAATAAACAAATTGCTACCAATCATCGGTTTATAAATTGTTCTTAGAAACCTCTGAGAAAATTTTACACTCTTTTACCCACATTGCTCAACCCCCAACCGCGGCGCCGAAGGCGCAAGCGGCAGCAAACGGTCTCTTGCAGATCAAACCCACAAAAGCTGCAACTGTTTTATATGGTGTCCACTTCCCAAGGGAGATTATCATTGCCCGCCGCAGGCGAACGCGTGCACGGCGTTGCCCGTGCCTGCCTGCGCGCCTTAGCGCGCGTTGAGGTCGAGCTCGTAGTGAATGAGCGTGGGGGCGGGGGCCCCACGCGAATGAACGGAGAGGGAGAGCTCCCACCCGCACCGAACAAAAACAGACCGACTGCAATATCAGCAATAATTAACAATAAGTTTACATTTCCATTTGAGGAAATGTTCCCGACGGGAAGAAAGCGGCGCCCCGCCGGCTTCCCGCAACCTTCTTTGCGGCTTCCCGCCAATCAAAAAATTCTTCTAGAAGAATTAAATAAGTATATAAATTTAGTTTGGAGGTGTTGGTACAGTATTACCCAACACCTCCTAGACACGACTGTCTAGACATGTCGACCCAAAGCAGATCTACGACTTGGTGCTTTACGTTAAACAACCCCACTGAAGACGAAGTCCTTTTGCCTCAGTCCTGGGATCCGGAAACATACAAGTATCTTGTATATCAATTGGAACAAGGAGAAAATGGTACACCACATCTTCAAGGATATATAAGTTTCAACAATCAAAAACGCTTCTCTGAGTTTCGCAAGTATTTTGTGGATGAGCGTGCTCATGTTGCTGTTGCCAAAGGAACTGCTAAGCAAAATCGGAAGTATTGCACGAAGGAAGAAGGCAGAATCCAAGGACCTTGGGAATTTGGCGTAATGCCTAATCCAGGTAAGAGAACAGATTTAATGCAATGCAAAGCATTACTGGATTCTGGTGCTACTTTGAAAGAAGTAAGTGAGTCCTACTTCTCACAATTTGTTAGATATAGTAAGGCTTTCAAAGAGTATGCCCTACTCCATACAGTACCAAGGAACTGGGAAATGGATATCGAAGTCGTCTATGGATCTACCGGAACTGGAAAGTCAAGGTATTGCTACGAGAATTATCCTGATGCCTACTGGAAGTCAAAAAACTCTGGACAACAGCAGTTTTGGGATGGATACAATGGAGAAGAAACCATTGTCATTGATGAATTCTACGGATGGTTTTCTTGGGACTACCTCCTTCGACTCACAGACCGATATCCCTTTTCCCTCGATATTAAGCATGGAACGGTACCACTTGTTGCTAGGAAGATTATCTTCACTAGTAATAAACACCCAAGAGACTGGTACCCTAATAGCAAGTACGGATGGGATAACAGTAATCCCCTTAAGAGGAGAATTAAAACTATACGGGAACTTGCCCCTGCTCAAGTATCCGACGACCGGATCCCCACTCCTTCAACCCCTCCAGTTATGACTAATGAAGAGTGGCTTGAAGAAAATAGATTATTAAATTTGTATAGAAATTTATAGAAAAAATAAAATTTTATTAACAGTCGTAGTATCTTATTCGGGTCTGGATGTTGCAGTCGGGTAAAAGAGCATCCGCATTAACCGTTGTAGCAATATTATCAATAGAAGACATTGCGAAAACATATAGACAATTTTTGTCAATATTGCTAGCATTGGTAGAA